ACTAGGGCGACAGCTTGAACGTAGTCGGTGCCATCAAGAAAGCACTTTATCGCCCGGCCACTGACATCAATGGCTCGGGTGACAAAGGCTGGAATGAGGGTCATTTAGCCCTCGGTTTTCGGTGCAGTCTTGCCCTTGCCTCGGCCCTTGCCGGAGGTAGGTTTCGCAGCTGCAGTTTTACGTTCAGGCTTTTGGGCCTCAGCAGTCTCCGCCGGGCCGGTTGATGCCGTCTCGGGTTTGCCTGCTGGTGGAGCATCTTCTGTGGGGGCTGGGATATCCCCAACCTCTTCAGCGATGTCCTTTTCTACGAACTCATCTGCGATAGCAGTAGAGAGCGTTCCGGGGACGCCAAATTCCTGACCAATCAGGAAGTTGCCAGCCGGGCCGCATGCATTCTGTTTCATTCGAATTCGACGATTCATAAGCTACTCCAGTACTACGTGGATTACACCTGTCTTGACGTTGCCGCCAAGTGAGACTACAATCTTGACACGGGTGTTTGCGAGAGCGATTTTCTCTAGCACTGCTTCGCCAGCGGCGGCGCGTACAGAGGCTGCTCCAGCTGTGTCGTGTGTAGCTTGTCGTGGTGCTTTCGTTACGCTTGCATTCACTGCAGCTTCCGACCAAAGAGTCTGGCCGGTTTCTTCATCAGTGATTGCAAAAGTAACGCCATTTGCAAAGTCAGTTTTGACGTACCGAATTTGCGAGAGCAATCCGGTGAGGACAGGCGTGTAACCTGTCACATCACCGGAAGCATCAGTGGTCAAATCTACTGCAAACCTCTGAGCAAAGCTCATCGATTTACGCCGTCAAGCCAAGCGAAGCCAGTCGCGCTTCCACCTCAGCCAGGCGAGTCTGCAGGTTAGCGATTACATAAAGCACTGTAATGCCCTCCTGCGCACTTGCGAAGCCGAACGGGGTGGAATTCGTGATTGCTGCGATTGCGTAGTCTGGCGTGCCCTCAGCATCCGCTGGTGTCAGGGTTGTGAGCTGAGCGGTAAGCGCAGCAAGCTGCGAACCGTCAACCGTGACCATGCCACCAGTCTCGATATCCAAGGAACCGCCAGAGGCGATGACCTGACGGTCACCCCCATCTGCGGTATAGACCTTAGGGCCATAAGTGGTGTCAGTCATTCGTCACCCCCTTATGCCTGCGGAGCTACGCGAGCCCCACCCTGCGCCCACAATGCGGCAAGGTAAATGTCGCCAGTGTTCGCAGCTGGCGTGATGGTTACACGTAGGTAACGTTTCGCGCCGATATAGCCGATTTTCTTGGTGCTGTTGTCGTCAGAGAACAGTGGGGTCGCCAGTGCTTCTGTACCGAGCAGAGCGGTGTCTGCCACAGCTGCCGCATCTGCCAGAGCAGAGTCGTCACCATCTTCGAACAGCACAGTGAACGTTGCATCTACGTCGGCAATCGAGCCGAGCAGCAGAATGAATTCGTTCACAGCAAAGTTCGCTGTATCCAGGATGGCAGACACGAACGGGGTGTTATCCGTTACAGCTGCCGCTGGAGCTTCAGCGAGTGTGTATTTTACGTCATGATGCAGATCTTTCATTTGAGTTTTCCTCCTAACCGAATTTTAGTACTTAGCCCAGTTTCACGCGAGCAAACGCTTCAGACAACACTGGCATGCCATCACACTCGAGACGACCGATGAAGCCGGTCTGGTTCTGCTCAGCATACAGCTCAGTTAAGCGCTGAATCTGGACATTCATCGCATCAGCAATCCAGTAATTACTGAAGTCACCAAACATGCCTACGTACAGGCCAGAGGTGAAGGTGTTAGGAGCGTACTCGGAGATGTTAACCGGGCGGCCCAGAAGCATATCAGGATCTGCCTCAGTCTTAGAAGGCTGCCAGATGTACTGACCATCACCGTCTTTGAGCTTAGCGAGCATCTTGATTGCATCACGATGGAACAGCCACTGAGCAACACGCTGGTACTGAGCTTTAGTCGAGTACTTAGCATTGATGAGGCCGTCGATAGTGAATGCAGTTGCGTTGTTGCCTTCAGAGACATCGCGTGCAGTTGTGATACCGTTATCGGATGCGGTGAAGGGGCCCAGAGGCTGCTTCGCGCCGTCACCAGTCAGGAATGCTTTCTCCTGAGTCACAGCGAACTTATGACCAAGGCGTGCCATAACAATTGCTTCAGCCGATGGAGACTGGCGGAGCAGTTTGTTAGACATTTTGATGCGCTTGGCAAGTGGGTTCGGAGTCAGCTCACGCTTACCGAATGCCATGGAGCTGTCTTCGTTGCCAGTGGCAATTTCAGAAGTCCACGCTGCATCATCAGGATCAGTGTCGAGAGACGCTGCACCCAGTGAAGTAGCGCTCGGTACCGGGATAACGGTAGCCATGCGGCGAATGAACAGCTCGTCATCCACAGCCTTAATCAGGGTCTGGACAGTCTGTTCTGGTAGCACGAGATAGCCACCTTCAGTTGCGTTGCCTGCGGACAGGGCGCGGAAGTCTTCAGCGTTTGCCTGACCAGTCAGTGCACGGGTAAATGCAGCCCGGTATTCTGGTGTTGCCGTTGGCCCAGTAGAGCGCCCTTCCTGGCTCTCTGCTTCGCCGGCTTCGCCCATAACGAAACCTTTGTCAGCCAGACTGCGTTCGGCTTCAATCATCCGTTCCTCGGATGCGATTGAATCGCCATGACGCTGCTGGTCATCCATCAGGCTATCCCATTTTACCTGCTCATCGCTGGTAAGGTCACGCTTTTCGGACTCTGCTGTGTCCAGCAAAGCACGAGCTGCAGTAACGACTTCATTGCGCTTGCTGCGCAGTTCTTTCAGTTTCTTGCTCATTTTGGATTCCTCCTAGTTATTTGCTGGCAGTAGAGCCAGTCGGCGCTGTGCCAATTTTACATTCCATGGTGCTTCTTCAGGCTGCATCGCTTGCTCCATGGCACGCTTCGCGATATCTGTCTGAGGGTAGGCCGGATACGTTACCGGGCTCACGTCAAACAACCTAACTTTCTTGAGGGTTCGGATTACCCGGCCCTCATCATCCTTCGCCCAGTCCTGCCCGTTAGGGCGAACCGAGAAGCCGAATGACATCTGATTCACGTCACCACGCTCGATGGAGACTGACAAGTCTCTAGCAACTGTGGTGTTTGGTAAATCGATTTCTATTGCCAGCCCTCGGGAGTCTTCCGACATCCGGAGAGTGCCAGCCACATTGCGGCCCAGAATATGGTCAGCGTTGTGGTTCCAGAGTGCACGCACGTCATCGCTCTCTAAGGCATCGGCGAACGCTCCGGGGGCGATCTGCTCTCGGAAGCCACCAAGATCCTCTGACAGCTGGTTGAAGACCGCTGCGTGGCCGATTAGACGCTGCGAGCCATCCTCACGGGTCTCGACTGCTGCCGCATCCAGTGTAAATGCCCGGATCTCCCGGCCTTCAGGTTTATTTCCCTTTTTACTCATCTTCCTTACCTCCATTGCCATCAGGTTTCGCAGGAGGGGTTTCCTCTTTGCCGAGCATCTCACTCGCCTGCATATTCGATGGCACGATAAATTCGTTCAGTCCTTCCTCAGTCGCCAGATTATCCTTCGCACGAACCTCATTACGGTTCATCCAGCCGGTCAGGATTGCTGTCTGGTAGTACTTCGCTCTGGCAGCCGGGTCACCACGCAGCAGGCCGTCAACATTGAACTCGAAGAAGTACTCCTCCTGCTCTGCTACGGTCAGCAAATCTCTGTCGAGAGCCGGCTCCCAGCGTGCCAGCCATGGCCCCATTGTGTGAACAACGAAAGCGACAGCCTGGTGATCTATGTTTGAGAAGGTGGCGGCTTCCATGTCGCCTATCATGTGTGGTGGAACCCGGAAGAAACCGGCTATCTCAGAGCGCTGGAATTTGCGGGTCTCAAGGAACTGGGCGTCATCGTTGCTCATGGCAATAGACTGGTAACTCATGCCCGGTTTTAGGATGGCTGTCCTGTGGCGGTTCTCGCCGCCCATGTATGCCTGCCAGTTTGCTCGGAAATCTTTCTCTGCTTCCTCATCCTTAAAGCGTGCTCCGCCTTCCCACGAAAGTAGCCCACCAGTGGGGCGGGCATCGTTGGCAAAGAAGCGTGATGAATAATCTTGGGCCGCCAGTGTGGAGCCGATTGCTTCACGCTGTGCAGCGATAACTGATAGAGGGGTGATGCCATTGCTGGTCATGAACGGAACCCGGAGCACTTCTTCCTGCAGCAGGATCTCACGCCGGCCTTTCTCATCTGTGTATTCGTACCCAAGTTTTCCCGTGTCCAGAAGCTT